CTAAAACCATCCTTACTTCCCTAGCTAAAGGACAAGAGCCAGCGCCCGGGGTGGTAAATAACGCTTTGAGTACCCCTGGAGGTGCTTATTTCGTGCGTAGTATCCTGCAAGAGTACGATATGCAGGTGGTGCATGAAGCAAAAACGCTGCGCCACTACGTAACCAACAAGCTTATTGTCGAGTCTGACAATATGGATGCACGTATTCGTATGAAAGCGTTGGAACTTTTGGGTAAAATTAGTGATGTGGGGCTGTTTTCAGAGCGTACAGAGGTCACAGTCACTAACAAGTCCACCAGTGAGCTAGAAGATGTGCTTAAATCCAAGCTGAAGAAGCTAATGGGTGCCTCAGAAGTGCAAGATGCGGTAATTTTACCCGCCGTAGAGTTACCTAGTAAGCCTATTGACCTTAAAAACGCATTAGACGGGTTCTAAACGCATGTTAAACGTTGGTAGTCTGTCGGTAGACGACATTCGTACGTTATATGAGAACCTAGACACGTTTTCTTTGCCAGAGCAGACGCAAATTCTGGCTGTTGTAGAGGAATTAGAGCGCAGGAACCACGCAAAACAGTGCGAACTTAACCTGATTGACTTTTGTAAGCATATTGATCCGCAATATATCGTAGCGGCCCATCATAGGAAGCTTGCAGAGCTATTGATGGAGATTGCATTTGGTGAAAAAGACCGTGTTGCAGTGTCTATCCCGCCACGGCATGGTAAATCACACTTAATTTCTACGTTATTCCCCGCTTGGTTCTTAGGTAAGTACCCGGACAAGAAAGTGCTTATGGCTTCCCATACAGGGGATTTAGCTGTGGACTTCGGTCGTAAGGTACGGAACATCGTTAATTCAGCAGCGTATAAGGAGATTTTTCCCGGTGTCACACTCGCACAAGACTCAAAAAGCGCAGGACGATGGAGCACCAATAGCGGGGGTGAATACTTCAGTTGTGGTGTTGGTGCTAGTATTGCTGGTCGTGGGGCTGATTTGCTCCTTGTTGATGATCCACATAGTGAACAAGATTTACTTAACGGGAACTTTGACGCTTTAGAAAAGACGTACCAGTGGTTTACCACAGGTGCCCGCACTCGTCTTATGTCAGGTGGTCGGGTTGCAATCGTGCATACACGGTGGCACCAAGATGACTTGATTGGTCACCTCGTTAAAGACGGCGGTACGAACGAAGATGCGGACCAATACGAAGTATTTGAGTTCCCAGCGATCTTAGACACCAATAGTGGCCCTAAAGCGTTGTGGCCAGAGAAGTTTGACCTAGATGCACTGAAGCGCACCAAGGCTTCGATGCCTGCGTACCAGTGGAATGCGCAGTACATGCAGACGCCGACTGCTGAAGAAGCGGCGATCATTAAGCGTGAGTGGTGGAAGCCGTGGACGAAGGAAGACCCGCCACGGTGTGAGTATGTAATTATGACGCTTGACGCTGCGGCTGAGTCGCACAACAGAGCGGACTTTACGGCGCTAGCTACGTGGGGTGTGTTTAGCGATGACCGGCTCACAGGAGGTGCCTCACACCTCATACTGCTGAATGTCATCAACGTGCGGGTAGAGTTCCCAGAACTAAAAGACCTTGCGATGCGGGAGTATAAAGAATGGGAGCCTGACTCACTGATCGTGGAAAAGAAGTCCGCGGGTACACAGTTGTATCAGGAGCTTCGGCGTATGGGGATTCCAGTGCAGGAGTTCACACCAACTAAAAGCACTGGGGATAAGATCGCCCGTGTGAACGCTGTTGCGGATATCCTACGCAGTGGTATGGTGTGGTACCCTGAGGGACGGCGCTGGGCTGAAGAGCTAATTGAACAGTGCGTATCGTTCCCTTATGGTAGCCATGATGACATGGTTGACGTAACAAGTATGGCGCTGGCTAGGTTTAGGCAAGGTGGGTTTATTACCCTCCCAACCGACCAACCAGATGATATACAGTATTTTAAGAGCGCTCGTAGAGCGGCTTATTATTGATGAAAGCTTCTAGCAATTGTTTAGCGTTAATTAAAGCGTGTGAAGGGTTCAGCGCGAAGCCGTATCTATGCCCGGCAGGAGTGCCTACAATTGGGTATGGGTCTACTAGGTACGCAGATGGCAAGAAGGTAGCGCTTTCTGACCCTCATATTACTGTCGCTCAAGCTGAAGAAATAATGCGTGCTACGCTGGTGGAGTACGAAGCAGCGGTAAATAGGTATGTAAGTGTACCTCTTACACAGAATCAGTTTGATGCACTTGTTGATTTTGCATACAACGCTGGCGCACAGAACCTACGCACTAGTACTTTGCTACGAATGCTCAATGCAGGTAACTACACTGGTGCTGCTGGTCAGTTTGATCGGTGGGTATATAGCGGTGGCACCAAGTTGTACGGCCTAGTAAAACGCCGTAAGTTAGAAGCTGATTTGTTCCTTAAATAAAGGGGTGTGTAATGGCTACACAGAAGTTTATGGGCGCTGGGCAGCTAATTGATAGGCTGACAGCACAAGTAGGCTCTAGGGATACCGCTATGGGTATTTTGCAAAAGCGGGGCCACGTTGATGCTAAAGGTAATCTTACTGCTGCTGGTAAAGTTAGGAACAGCATGACTGCAGAAGAACGTGCTTTGGATAGGGCATCTAAGAAGCAATCGCGTCCACCAGAAGCGTTCAAGTACAACCCCAATACTAACCGTGCAACTCTGAAAGTAAAGTAATGGCTACCAATATTGACAAGGCGATGGTTCCGTTTAATCCTATGCAGGGTATCGGTGGCATTCCGACAGGGCCTGATTCCAATGAACCTGTTATCGAGATCATCCTTGAGGGCGAAGAGGAAGATGAAGACGAGGAAGAAGTAGAAGAAAGCTTTGGCAAGAACTTAGCGGAGGATATGGATGAGTCAGAGCTAAGCAAACTGTCGGGCGAACTTATCGACCTCGTTGAAGCAGATATTAACAGCCGTAAAGATTGGGTTGACACGTTTGTTAAGGGTCTTGAAGTGCTTGGGATGAAGTACGAAGAACGTACTGAACCCTGGGCTGGCGCGTGTGGTGTCTATTCAACGCTGCTGACTGAGGCGGGTATTCGCTTCCAAGCGGAAATGATTACCGAGACGTTCCCTGCACAGGGGCCGGTAAAGACCCAGATTGTCGGTGCTATTGACAAGCTCAAGGAAGAAGCTGCAGAACGTGTCCGCGATGACATGAATTACCAGCTTACTGAAGTGATGATCGAGTACCGGCATGAGCATGAGCGCATGCTGTACACGCTGGGGCTTGCGGGTGCGGCGTTCAAGAAGGTGTATTTTGATCCGGCGCTGGAGCGGCAAACCGCTATCTTTCTGCCGCCCGAAGACTTGGTGATGCCCTACGGCGCGAGTAGTGTGTATAACGCTGAGCGCGTTACGCACGTTATGCGTAAGACCAAGAATGACGTTAAGAAGCTGCAAGTAGCAGGGTTTTATCGCGACGTAGAGTTAGGTGACCCCGTACGGTTCTTCACTGACGTAGAGAAGAAGAAAGCAGAAGAGCAAGGGTATACGTTGTCGGATGACGACCGCTACCAAATCTTGGAACTGCATCTTGACTACACGATTCCTGGCGACGAAGACGAAGACGAAATTGATCGTCCGTACATTGTAACTATTGAACGTGGTTCTACGAAGGTTTTGTCTATCTACCGTAACTGGGATGAAGAAGACACGCGTAAACAGAAGAGGCAGCACTTTGTCCAGTACACTTATATCCCTGGTTTTGGCGCTTATGGTTTGGGCCTTGTCCACCTTATTGGCGGGTATGCTCGCGCTGGCACTTCTCTTATTCGTCAGTTGGTGGATGCAGGATCGCTGAGCAATTTGCCTGGGGGCCTAAAGTCCCGTGGTCTGCGGATCAAGGGAGACGACACCCCGATTGCCCCGGGCGAATTCCGCGACGTAGACGTGCCTAGCGGGACCGTGCGCGACAATATCATGCCGCTCCCATACAAGGAGCCTTCCCAGACCTTGCTTGCCTTACTGAACCAGATTACTGAGGAAGGACGGCGGTTAGGGGCTATTAGTGACATGAACATTTCTGACATGAGTGCGCAGGCACCTGTCGGGACTACGTTGGCACTGTTAGAGCGCACGCTTAAAACTATGTCTGCGGTGCAGGCGCGGGTTCATGCATCGCTGCGCATGGAGTTTAAACTCCTCAAAAAGATCATTGAAGAGAACACCCCGGAAGAGTACACATACGATCCGACTAACGCTGGACGTAGGGCCAAGCAGTCAGACTACGCTACTTCAGAAGTAATTCCCGTCAGTGACCCCAACGCTGCTACGATGGCGCAGCGGATCATGCAGTACCAAGCGGCTATTCAATTAGCGCAAGGCGCACCGCAGATTTATGACCTGCCTGAGTTGCACCGTCAGATGCTCGAAGTGCTGGGTATTAAGAACATCGACAAACTGATCCCCGGTAATGAAGACCAGAAACCGCGTGACCCCATCAGTGAAAACATGTCTTTCCTGACTGGCAAACCGACCAAAGCCTTTATCACTCAGGACCATGACGCGCATATCGCCACCCACATGGCGCTAATGCAAGACCCTACTGTGATGCAGCTAATTGGGCAAAGTCCGATGGCACAGCAGATGCAGGGTTCTGTCATGGCGCATATCGCGGAGCACTTAGCTTTCAACTATCGCGCTAAAGTCGAACAACAGCTTGGTGTACCACTGCCGCCGCCTGATGCCAACTTAGACCCCAAAGTTGAAGCACAGTTGTCGCAACTTATTGCTCAAGCGTCGCAGCAGTTGCTGCAAAGTAATCAACAACAAGCGCAACAGCAACAAGCACAGCAACAAGCGCAAGATCCTAACATGCAAATGCAGATGAAGGAATTGCAATTAAAGGAACAAGAACTGGCGCGTAAGAAGGA